CCTTCATAAGCATAATTTGTGCTTGGGGTTGCTCCGATAGTCATTTTGTTTCTCCTAAAATGTAGCGCCTACTGCGCATGTAAATATTTATGATTGAGACAAAAAAAGAGCTTTTAGTAGGGGAAAATTGAATGTGCTGTTTTATACAGATCCAGCTGTACAGCATGCTTATTAAGTAGTCTGTTAATGTTGCTCCAGGCCGAGTGTTTTTCACTGTGACTAGCATGTTTCCACTTGCTTACTATGCGTCTTGCAGAGCTTAGGTCGCTGTTGTAAATGCGTAGATCTTCACCTAGCTTTAGTAAAAACTGGCGTGTCCTGCTTTCGTCTGCAAACCCCCAACCACGCAGGTATGCTGTAATCTGTAACTGTGGGCTGGTTATGCCCCAGGTTGGATTTAAATGGTCTTCGTATTCACTTTGATTACTTAATACTGCAATCATGTTTGCAAGGTCTGTTGTTCCGCCTCGCATGTGATCAAAATCTTTGAACTGCATTGTTTTGTTTACATAACCCAGTGCAATGGTATGATCATCATGTCGCATCATTTCTAGTATTAAGAAACTTGCAAAAATTAGATTAGCAATGTCGTAGCCGGCCAGCACGTCTAAATCATCAGGGCTTCTAAACAATCTTGCTTCAACTAATTCTTTTTTTATAAAATCAAACATGTTATCCGTTCTTTGCAAAGTTTGCTTTGCTAAATCCCAAGCGATCTATTAGCTTGATTTTTTCATCACCACCACCGACTACATATCCTTCATGGCCGGGCACGTTGCCTACAAAGGCCTGTACATCGCCGCCTACTTGTGAATCAATCTGTTGTTTGATATTTAGTTTGAGGTTATACAGTGTGACCCATATCTCAAATAATCCCTTTAGTCCTGCCGCACCTTCTTTGTACAACCAACCATCTTGGTTTGCACCAAGTAGTTTTGCCTGTGCTGGGCCAGACAACTTGCTTGGAAGGTATGTGTAAAATCCTTCCAACATATTATTAAAATTACCACTGCCAATCTTGCTGGTAATGTATGTGCTGATAGCACCAATCACACCTTTGGCCTTCATTTGTGAAAGCTGACTAATCAAACTAGACACTGCGTTGTCGTTACGACTGATAATACTCTTGGCTTTGTTGATTGCTGTATTATCAATTGCTACTCTAGGCACTGGCATCTCACCAGTTACAAACCAGATAGGACCTGTGCTTGGCAATCCGCCAAGGCCATTGAGTGGTTGGTCACCTTCGCCAATGCCAGGAATGTATGTGTGTACTGCAATGCCTGCCACACTGTTTGCAATATGTTTACCAGGATCGCTGTTTACCTTCACACGGTATGTAACTGTGTTTGGTTTGAATACAAAGAAGCCGCCTTGGTTCTTAGGAGTACCTGCATACAACAGGTCGCCCATGTAGTAACCGCGAAAGGTTGTTGGAATAATTTTTTCTAGTGCTTCCCACAGTACATCAATCTTGGCATACAAATCGTTGCGGTTGGCACCACGTGCAATGTCATACTGACGAAATGCTTGTGGACTGGTTACTCTACCACTGCCATCTTTTTTGTCAAACATGTGTTTGTCTGTTATACTCAATTGACCGTCAACGTTACGACCAAACACCAGCGCAGGAAAGCCATCCCACTTGATAGTGGTTAGTTCTTTACCTGAAGCCATTTGTGCCAGTGCATCAACTGCACGGTTAGCACCAGCAATGCCGTCACTGAATACCAGATCCTCAGGATGAACAATGTGTCCACCCTCACGTAGAATCTTTTTGCTTTCAGTGATGACTTCTTTAATCTTCATTACTTTACCAATATGTTTTGAATTGTGCGGAACCAATTTGGACTTCCTACCTGCACACTTTCAGGCAGTTTAATAAATCCTTTGGCTTCATCTTCTCGAGCTTGTGCTAACTTCTTATCACGTAACGGATCGTTTTCTAGTGCGGCCATAATGCTCTTAACTGAATTAAGATCATTGCCAGTTGCTCTTGGATTCAATAGTATTTTGGCAACGCTATCTCTATCACGAGCAACAACTGAGTTGTCGTCACGCTTCATTAGTTTAGCACCAAACGCATCAAACTTCAACCCCAGGGCTTTGCCTATGCTGTTCATTAGAACAAAAATGGGCTGTCCTTTAAAGTCTGGGTCTTTGTAACTGCCACGTGGGCCATGTTGGTGATACGGTGCAACAATACTAGCGTCACGGATAACCATAACGTCTACTTGTGCTGTACCTTTTTTGTAGGGGATGCCAATGCTTACGTTATTACCGTTTACATTTGCATCAACGCCTTTACCGCGGAAATACGCTTCTAAACTGCGTTTGGCCGCCAATAAAGGGTTCTTTTCTTCGTGTGTTCGAAACAGTGATATAACATCATCCGCTTCGACCATTAGATCAATGTCGCCACTTTCCACAGCATATCCACCGCTTCCGATGTCAGCTTGCATACGCTTCACTATCTCGGAAGGGATTAGTTTTTTTGCCGCGGCAACAACGTCAGGGACATCTTTTCTAGCAACAGGAATTGCGCTAGGTATTGCTTTACCGCCCATAGATTACCCTATTTGCTTTAAGAAGTGTTCGTATTCACGTGCAAGTTTTTCGTCTGCACCTTCACGGATGTACTTGCCACCAAACATTCTTGACTCAGCGGCTTGTGGTTCTTTTTCTTTCGCTTTCTTCTTAGCACCACCAAGTGTTTTGTTGGTAGCGTTGGTAGGCATAGAGCCAGGGCTTTGGAAGTTGACCTTTGTAGTCTGCTGGCCGTATGCTGGCATCTGTTGACCATAGTTAGGTGTTGCGGCTGGTGCTGGTGCGGCTGGTTTAATGCCTGCCATTTTAGCGGCCGTTGCATAATCATATGCTGGAGGTTGTCCTTGCACTGCTGGTGCCGCTTGCGGTTGAGCTTGTGCTGGCTGTGCAGGTGCTGTACCTGGCACCGCTTTTGGTTTAGCTGTTTTAGCTGGCTTGGCTTGTGCTGGTGCCGCTTGTGGTTGAGCTTGTGCTGGTTGAGCACCTGCTTTCTTAGCCGCACGGGCCGCACGTTTACGTTGTGCATTGGCTGTTTGACTAACTTGGCCTTTAACCTTGCCACCTGTCTTACTGCCCATTGGAATACCCATGCTCTTGAATACGCTTTGGATCAGGCCATCTTGTATGCCTTCACCTTTGAGGAATTCAATAAGTGCTTTGCTATCAACAGAACCGTTTTGCATTAGGTCACGGCCAGCACCACGGCGGAAGTTAACATCTAGTCTGTTGGCTGTTACTTTATTCGTTGCATCGTTCCAGCCAGTCTTAACTGCTTTGCCAATGCCTTGTCCAATTGCTTCGCCTTTGTCTGCTACCCACTTGCCTGCGCCCTTAACAGCATCCCAGACACCTTCATCAATGCTTTCACAATAATCAACACGACGGCAAACTTCACTAACACCTGCTGATGTCAGGAACACGCCTGTGCGGTCTTTGCCAAGGCTTTCGTTTAGTGCCCAGGTACGAACTGTACGGTCTTTGTCAACCCATTCGTTAACTGGCTTGTTAGGATTTTCATATCCTGCTCTCAATGTTTTGCCTAGGCCAGCTTTTGCGGCCTGTGCGGCAGAGATAGGACTTGGAGTGTATTGGCCTGTTGCAATCTTACTTGCAGTATCAGCCGCTGTACCAACACCATTCATGTATGTTGGAGCATCCAATGGAGGAATAGTAATCTGTTGTCCGACTTTTAATACATCAGGATTTGTAATGGCTGGGTTAGCATGCATCAATGCTTGTACACTAGTACCGTGTGCATCTGCAATCTGACTCAGTGTGTCACCTTGAGCAACTGGAACAATCTGCGGAACATCTGGAGTTGTAGTAGGTGGAACAACTGTATCATCAGCGTGTGCTGGTTGGTTTAACAACTTGCTAGCACCGTATGCCAATGCGCCAGTCTTGAAGCCTTTCCACAATGCTGAACTTGCTTTGTCGCCTTGTAGCAAACGATCAAATACTTTGATACCGCCTAACAAGGCCGCACCACCTAGACCTGCACCACTGATACCTGCTAGTGCAATCAAGCCTGCATAGATAGCACCTTGCATAACAGGGTGTGCTTTTGCAAACTCGCGATACTTATTGATTGCTTGTCCAACTGCACCAGACTCGCCACCTGCGGCTTGTAGCAGTTGGCCTTGTAGGCTGTCAACTGTTGCATCGAATCCAGCAACAGGGCCGCTTTTGCTAATCTTGTCTTTTACTTTGTCAAAGAATCCAGTAACTTTGCCTACAACATCAGCACCTTTGCCAAGCATTGTACGGTTACTGGCAGGAGCATCTCCTGCTTTTGCTACGTTGCCACCTGCGGCCGCACCTTGTTCAACCGCGGCAAATACCTGTTGTACTTGTGCGGCTGATAGTTTAGCTTCTGTTAGGTATCTGCCTAGTTGATATCCACCTTGGAAAAGTGGGTCTTGATAAATTTTACGTTCAATCAGTAGTATTTGTGACTTCATTTTTTATTCTCCGAATTCCTCTAGTAAACTTAGCAGGGTCCTGTGACCTAATACTGTTAAGTAAACGACGCTCCAATTCGGCCGCTTCATCTTCACCGTAGCTTTCACGAATGCTATTAATCAGGTTTATTGCACCCTGAATAACGTGACTAGCTCGGCTTTCAATAAGCAATGATTTGTCTTTGGCTATTAGATGGCTATCTAACTCTTCCAATATACTGCGTGTTTTCTTAAGCAAGGCTCTCTGCTCCAAATATAGTATATTTAGTCATAAATGATTCTAATCTGATTAGAGATTCTTGTTCTTGATATCGTCTAGCATACTTTTTAACCTGTTTCCATGTACGTTTGCTTTAGGAGCAGATATAACTTCTCCAGTTTCTTCATCTATTTCTGCAGGTGCTACTCTAGGTGTACTAGCTGTAGATGTTTTAATTTGGTTCATAATGCTGTTAGAATTCTGGTGGTTGCTGATTGGATCTTCACCTTCATCTGTAATACGCATGGTTTCAATGTTGTAGGACAAGTCAATTTTTTGCCCAACACCTGTACTAGAACGCGATTTCATACACTGAATTTGATAGCGTCCACGCTCACGCATAGCTCTAGAAGTAAAGATACCAAACACATTATCTGCTGTGTTAATTTTACTGATACCACCGGAAATATGACTATGATCAAACTCTACTTCATCCACAGCAGAACGGTTCAACTGACTCGCTGTTACTAACAAAATACCTTCTTCTTTAGCAAAGTTACGTAACTCTTCTGATACATACTTGTCCTTAACAAACAAGTCGTTAGGGCTAACCTTGGCGCTAACAGGCATGAGCAAGTCCAAGTAGTCAACCATAACAAAGTCAACTTTCTTGCCTGTTTGGACTTGATATTCTTTTAAGAAACTGCGTATATCATTGATATTGCTTTGTGCGGGCAATGCTTTAACCTGATAGTTACCTGACTTTTTGCCCACCATCTTAACCTTGAGCTCCGTGGTGTCCATATCACGTCGGATTTCTTTTGTGCTTGTGCTTGTAAGCATAGCGTCTGTACGCAAGCTGGTTAGCTCTTCCGAAAGTTCTAGTGTGATGTACACTCCGCTTAGACCCATCTGCAACCAGCTTAGTGCAATGTTCATCATAACCAAGGATTTACCAGATCCAGAGCCACCTGCAAATACATTCAATTCGCCTCTGCTCATACCGCCAAACAAGATCTTATCCATTTGTGGCCAGCCAGTGCTTACTTGCCCGCCTGAATTAAAATATTTTTCTAGTCTTGTTCGAGGGTCGCCAAAGTAGTCTGTGCCTAGATCTTTGGTTAGAGATATTTGTACAGCATCTTTGATTAGTTTTTCAACAGGATTGTAATCACCCTTTTCAATCAAGTCTGCACTTTTAAGAATAGCACGTTCAAGTTCTTTACGTCGAGTAAAGCTCTCAAACTCCTCCATGAACCAGTCTGTGTGACCTTCGCCCATGTCTGGCATAGGTCTAAGTTCTACACCTGCTACTGCTTTAACCTGATCCAGTGTGGGAAGTGTTTTGTGCTTTTCTGTGTGTTCTTTAATAAACTTTGCCGCACTTCTTAGACTACGATCAAAGTTCTCATCATTATAAATGTTCTGTATACGCACATAGCTTTGTGCATCATGCAACATCATTTCAAGAAACAGTTTTTGAAAATCTACGTTATAGTCTTTAGTCATAGTTAATTATATATTTTCTTCCGCAGTAGTTCAATCTTTAATCCATTCGATTGTTTAGCTTCAATGATACTCTTGAGCACAAACAGTCGTCCTAGGTTCTCTACAGCACTTGCTATGTCTTTGTATTCTTCTCTCCACACAGGAAAGCTCACACTCCAGCCAAGGTCCAGTGCTGAATCAATCATTGCTTGCCCTGGCTTGTCCCAGTCTGGCACAACAATTATCTCACGCTTTAAACTTTCAATAATGTCCACTTGCTCATTGCTTATTTCATTTCCTAGTATAGCAACACCATCAATTGCCATTGCATCAAATGGGCCTTCACAAACAACAACAAACTTGCGATCTGGTGTTTGCATGTTTGTATTAAACACAAAATTGGGTTCATGACTATTAAAGTACTTGGGCTTTACTGTGTCATCCCAGGCTCTACCAGTATAGCCAATAATTTGTTGCTTCCAATAGAACGGTATAATAACACGCCGGTGCATGTTGTGTTCGGTGTCGTCTGTGACATAAAATTCGTACTTGTCCAGGTTCACTCTACGACTGGCAAGATATTCTACACCATGCATGAGTTCGTCGGGCACAGAATAGTTGTCATCGGTCAAGCTCAAGAATGTACGGAACTCACTGTAGCTTATGGCACCCACAGGTAAAGGCCTGGGCTCAAACTTGATTTCTTGTACTCGTTTTTCAACTAATTCGGGAGGTGCTATTAAGTCACGTATACGCAACGCTTCGATATGCAAACGCTGTATTGTCTGATCACTTGCACCCAACCACTCTAGTAGTTGCCTAAACTTATAACCAATTTGACGTCCAGGAGTGAAGCCTGTTTTAAAATGACAGTTGAAACAGTGATAACTTATGCTACCATCTGCATTGGGTGCAACTCCGCCACGCCCACGCCGGTCCCGTGTTTCGCCGCGATGAGTACAACAAGGAGCATCAAAACTGATCCACTTGTTTGTAATTTTACGTTTGGCAGGTAACAGTGCCAAAACTTCTTGTTGTACTATATCAAACATCATTTTACATTATACTAACTTTTCAAAAGTAAATCAATCGGATTCGAAATCTATAAATAGAACTGATGAGCACAAAACAACCAAAGCCCGAGCTAAGTGAATACTATCGGCAATTATTAGAAAACTACCCTTTCATCAGTTACATTGGCTATGGCGGTAACGAGTACATTGGCATTATCCAAAACGTGGATGATGTGATTACCAGCGTCTATGACTTTGCCACACTCAGAACAGACGACGAAAAGAAACTGTTTTTAACACTTGGCGAAAACTGGTGGTGGGAATCAAATAGAATGATTCCAATTAATGTATTTTTACGCACAGATTGGTCTCCATTTAGATACAGTTTGAAAACACTCAACAGCAGAGATGTAGAAATCAAATTTGGTCCACTTGTTAGTTTAAAAGAAATTGCGGCCAAGAAAAGCAAACGCCGTTCAATTACTCTTGTTCGCAAGCTCGGCTAACAAGTTCATATTCACCACAACTAGATTTGCATACGCAACCGCGTGACTTTTCTTAAAGTAATACGAATTATCTTCTGGCTTCTTCCACACTTCTTCGGCAACTTCTGTCCATGTCTTTCCAGCTAGATGTCGCTTAGCCGGACGTATAACACTTAAAAACATTGCTAGTCTAGGAACAGTATCAACTGGCTCCGGCATACGCTTTAGAAGGTTCCAGTGGCCTTTTACGTGGATTAGCTCTTCAAAAAATGCTTGTTCTGTATTAAAAAGATCCCATGCGGGCTCTGTTTCCATTAGTGTAGTCAAGTGTGCTTCACTACGTACATCTTGATACAAACTAACATTCAACAGGTCTAGTTTGATGTAGCCACGTTCATCTGCTGTTTCATGATCGATACTTGCAATACCTTTTTCTGGATCAACTGGAATTGGAGTAACATACACTCCTGTGTTGTGATGCACCAGTACCCCGTCACGAAGTATGCTTGCAGGTGTGCTCTTGATCAATCCGAGTACTTGGTTTCTATCACCAAAGTCAATATCGATATCACTTTTAAATTTCATAGTCCTGCTTCCTTTAGAATCATTTTACACCATTCAGCATCTGCCATGTAGTCTTTTAACTTACGGTGCCAATGGTCAGGATCAATCCAGTGAATGATCATACCTATTTGGTCTTCAGCCAACCCCTCGAGAAAAGCCACGCCCGAGTCGCAGTTATACAATACCCAAGGACTGATACGCCCAGAAGTAATATGATGGCACACCCTATTGCTGTTGCCGTAACGGAAGTAATCAACAAAACCGTTTTTAAGGTCTGGATGACTGTCTGCATAGTCCTGCATCTCCTTTAATCCACGTTCCAGTGCATCTTGAACGCTTTCTTTTTTTAAATATTCGTGTAGCCACTCTTCATAAAAACTGTCCTTGCACCAGAAGTCTAGCTTCTTGTTGTGCTTGAGGAGCCACTCAGTATAACTGCGACGATTGATAGCCCTTAGCGATACACAATATCTTCCGTAACGAACAAAAGCATTGTAATAAGGACTGGTAACAAAATCTTCATAGGATTTTAGCTTGGCGCTTCCTTGTGTTGTTTCGTAGAACTGCAAGTAGCTTTGCAGTCCCCATTGTACCCCAACTTCCTTTTCCTGTTGCCACCGACGCTTATTTTCGCAAAGATGCGCCGCAAGTGTACTTTCCTTGCGGAACTCTTTATCACAGTACCGGCATTTAAAAGTACTCTTTGATTCTTGCGTCATCCCATCCATAGTCCCTTGCCAACTGCTTAAGATCTCTTTTATCATTGATGCTTCGGAGTAACTCAATTTCGTCTTCCTTTAGATGAGGATAAATTTCACGTAAGAACTTGCTCATCTTATTTTCAGAGCCTTCTCGCTTTTTGTTTGATATCCAGTTGTGGCGTCTGGTCTTGTTCTTGTTTGGACTAATTGTAGTAGCCAACAGCCATTGCAACTTTGGATGCTTACTTAATGCAAAGAAGTGTTTGTTTAAGTTTTCATTTGTTGCTTGAACATAGTATGCCTGCACCACTCGATCATCTGCGTTATTTGCTTCTACACTGCTACCCCAACGTATCATAAGAAACGTGCTAAACTTTTTCTGCTCTTCAGGAGTCATACTGTCATAGTAGCCACGATCCTTGCGATCAAGTGCGGCCATCTCGTTACCAATGTATAACTTAGAATTGTAATCAACAGGTGCTTTGGGTTTGGTTGCCATTACTCTTTACTCAGGGTGTATATAACTATAGCACGTTCTAGTGCATCTTGCAATGCAGGATTTGTCCGTGCCATACGGCGTATCTCTCCCCACATCTTGGCATCTTCGAGATGATCTCTCAGTGGACGCCCATCATCTGTGCGTGGGTCGTAGGTGTATCCTATTTCTTTTCGAGTGCTAGGATCTGCACCAAACTCACGCTGGTATGTTATGCCATCTGCGTTTTCGTAGATGTATGTTGCACCTGGCTTGAGATTTCCCATTAGTGATTACGCTTTCCGTCAAATACACAGTTGAACAGCATGTTCATTTCGCCGTCATTGATCACACGATGAAACACACCGTCTGGAATAAGAACAACATCTCCCTCACGGACAACAAACGGCTCATCAGTTTCTTCACCAACGATCATTTTGCCTTGTCCATTTACAAAGAAGTAAACTTCTTCTTGCCCAGGATGACGATGTCCACGAGTTTGCTGTCCTACACGAAGTAGTGTACTACTCAGCACAAGATTTTTCAAGGTCTTGTTATCCTTTAGCAGATAAGTTTCGTTATCCTTAACTACTTCTCCGCCTATGTCATGAGTGTTTAGTTTTTCCATTACCACGCCTTTCCATAATCTACTACCTCGCTTTGTCGAGATACGTCTTTAATAAAATATGCACACATGGGTTTGTCGCCAATTGTTAACGGGATGGCCAACATCTGCCCGGGCTTGAGTTTAGGGAAATACCATTTAACATCTTGATAGATGTCTACTATTTCCACAGGGTAAAACTCAGGCTTGAAACTGCTCAGTGGGTTGAAACAAAATACATTAAACCCGCGATCATTAATACTAGTAAGTGGAACTACTTCTAAGTCCCCAAGATCGTGTTCTCCAATTAATACTTGCCAATCAACTGGCATTTTAATAGTGTTGTCGCCTACCTTGAGTAGAAGTGCTGGACTGTTAAAACTTTCTAAAAATATTAATGGAATAAAAAAATAGTCAGGGTCTTTTGGGTCGCTATTATCAAATACACAGAATCGTAAATCGTCAACTTCTTCTGGAATGTCGTTCATCTCGAACGCTGTATTGTCTAGTGTTAATATTCTCATTTATGTGTTTTCTCTATTTTGTTTACGGATCAATGCCGCCTGTCTCATTTTTTGAAGTGTTTCTTCACTGTGTTTTTTTCCAGTCATTCCTGTCTTGTGTCCTTTTTTAGCATCACTTATTTTTTGACTAAAGTCAGGCGGCTTTGATTTTCCTGTTAATGTAGCAGAACGCTTTGCATTGGACTCTTCTGAATGAACAATACCAGTTAACCCTTTATTCCAGGGTACTTTACCTTTACGAGCTTCAGACATTTTTTGTCTAGTTTCGTCTGAATGTTTTTTACCAGTCCTAAGGAAGCTCATTGCCATTCTGCCTTTTCTATAGTGAAATTGTATTTAGCTTCCTTGTAAAACTGTTTGCGTTTTGTAAGATGTCGCTTGGCGAACTTGCAGGTGCTGGTTATGTCCCAGATTTGAACAAAGTCTTTATCTTCTGCTTTACGGATACCACGACCGATTGACTGTATGACCCGAACAAAACTCTTGCCCGGTTCAAGTAATACCAAATTGAAAATGCGAGGAATGTTAATACCAACAGCGGCAACGCCGTAAGTAGCAATAATAACCTTCCCATCAGCGATGGCAACGTCATCGTACTCGTCCTGTCTCGCGGTAGCCTTGGTGGCCCCTGATACAAATACGGCATCCTTTATCCTCTCCTCAAGAGCTTTGCCAGCCGCCACACGATCAACTAAGACCAGTGTATTGCCGGATTCTCTTAAATGCTCTACTAGTTTACTTATGTAGTCTAACCGACCACCAGTTTCTAATAGATACTTGAGCTCGCTTTGATAGTTGCTGTATTCAACATGGTCAATCATTTGCACAATGTTAACGTGACAGTTTGCCAGGTGCCCTGCGGCTTGTAGGTCGCTAGCACTTAGTTGTCCAACTGTGTCGCCTAAACTGCACTTGATAGCCATAAACTCATAAGGCTCTTTGGGAATAGTTCCTGTAAGTCCCCAACGAATTGGGATACGTGCAAACACGCCTGTGAGCAGAGTCTTGAGGGCATCTGCTTTGGCCATGTGTACTTCATCTACAATTAACGCAACAACACCTTCAATGAATTCGCCAATGGTCACTTCAGCTGTTCCAGCTTGAGTATTCTTTAGCAGTATGTTGAGGCTTTGCCAGGTGCAGATGGTATGTGTTTTGTTAAGCTCTTTACGATCGCCAAAATAAACCCCAACATCAAGATTCATATTTCTATAATCTTTTTCTGTTTGGGTTACCAAGCTCTTGTTAGGAACAATAACAATACTACGACCATATGGTGTCACAGCATCTGATAGTGCGGCTGTGATAACCGTTTTACCTGCACCGGTGGCAATTTCTTGTACGCATTGTGGGTTTTCGAAGAAGCGATTAATGATGTCAGGCTGATAGTCCCGAAGCATCATTGGTTGTCCTTCCAGTGGGTGGCCCTTGGGCCACATGATGTGGCTGTAGCTTGACTCAGTGATCTGATCAAACTGAAAGGTACGTGTGTAATCGCGACTGTCTTCTAGTTCAATTTCGTAGCCTTGGTTAACAAGGTACTCAATGATTTCGGGTAACAGATTGATATATGTACTGCCGCCAAGTTGGAAGTAGCTTACCTTTCCATCCCAGCGACCAAGACGAACACTCGGTTGATACTTAGCACCTGGGATTTCGTACTTGTACTTTTTTACCAGGGCTGTTCTATCCGATAAGTCTAGACCTTCAATTTTTACATTAACTTCGTCTTTTATCTTTAAAGTTGCAAACATGTGGCTATTCTAACACACATGATAGTACAAAAGCAAGTATCATCTAACCTAATTTCATTTGAGTGTAAAAGATCTTCTCGGCCGAGGTGACCATGGTCTGCTTGCTTGAACCCACTATCATGCCAATCTGACTAACCAGTAGAGGAATGTGATCTAGGCTTCGTACTATCTGTGAACTGTATATTAATTTATGTTGTGGAAGCACCTGTACATCGCTGTGCTTTTGATTCTTAACTATCAAGATCTCCTCGGGTGCAAAATGCTCACTCCACTTTGCCAAGGATCCATCTGGATTAGGATTGTAGGTTACAATAGGATAACGATTCGTTAACTGCGCATATTTTACAATGCGTTCTATTGTATCGTCTGCTGTGTTAAAGTCGTAACTGCGGTCAGATAGCAGTAGCAGGTCGCTGGCTGTAAATATCTGTGAGAACAGTTCTTTAACCTCAGGTGAAATAGTATAGCCCAGCACAGGAGCCATGTCAGCTAAAAACACTGTGTTGTCTAGTCCAAACCCGCCGTGTGCGTTAACATATTCTTTTAAACTGTTTGACGCATTGGTTATTTCAAAGCCTGTGTCTGTTTGCACCAGCTCAATTTGATATCCTGTTTGTTCGCAGGCAACAATGTCTGTCATATATTTTTGTAGTACTTCATCTATTTCAAAGTTGTGTAGCCTTGCAAACTCACATGCCCAATTTAGATTGTATTCGCTGAGTGCAACCTTCCATACCTTGGCTCCACCTTCACGGTCAAAGTAGATACGTCCATGGCTTACCTTGGACTCGTCACGTATAGCTTCAATCATTTTAGATTCGTAAGGAAACCGCATGTGAATAATGCCATTTGCCAGCTCAATTCGCTTGACGCGGTCTAGTATACGCAACGGACGGCGATACTTGGGTGCAGTACCCACAGATTCAATATCAATGCTGTGTGTTAGCAGTTGTCGCTTGTATTTTTGAATCAACTTGATTGCCAGCTCTGCTTGTCTGTCCGTGAGTGCTTGCCCACTGGTTGTTTGTTCTGTTACGTTATCTAAGAAGTTTACATCGTAACGTGCTAGGTTTATCAGCGGTGCAAAGCTGGAAAACATTGAGATGGGCGATATCAACCCGCTGGTAACTTGACGCTTGCCAGCAATTACTTCTAGGTAGTCTTCAACGTATTCAAATGTTTTCATAACTGTAATTATACAGTATTCTGTACCCTAGGTCAAAAAAAAAGACCCTACTACGGTTAGGTAGTAGGGTTAAAAGTAGACTAAGGAAAGGAGCTAACAAACCTTAGCCATCAAGCGGAATGTACCCGCTTAATTCTTTACTCGCTACGCATACATGTGGTAGCGGCCATTGCTTGCCAGTTGTTAGGAAAGCTCTTGTACAGTTGTGCAACCTTGATTGCCATACGCAAGCTCATCTCACGCAAACGATTCTGATTCTTGTCCATGAACTCAATGATCTCATCGCAACCAACGTCGCTGATGTCTATGTCCTCAAACAATGTGCCTGTTTTGGCAATCTGCTTGATACGCAGGATCTTGTCACGCATGGTGTCTAAGGTCAAGTCAAGATAGTGACAACGTGATTGCAGTGCATCCAAGTGATCCTTGAGACGCTGTGACTTCATCTTGTCAAACTTCAAGTTGGTAATAAAGATTACGCTACCTTGGAAGTTGAAGCTGTTAGGAATGCCTTCTTCCTTGAGTACACGGCTATCGCTCAACCAAGAAATCTTACGCTTCTTACCTGAGTCCAATGCACCTTTGAGCAAGTTTAACGAGATGTCGTCAAACAAGATAGTGTCACAGTCATCAAATACCAGCACACAGTTCTCGTCTGAGTATTTGTACAATGCTTGGTACAAGCCAATTGCACTAGCAGAACCTTTAACAACTTCTGCTTTGAGTTTACGTCCTGCAATGTGATCAAACAGTGTTGCTTTTTCAATCTCTTGCTCAACACCATAGCTCTTACCAACACCAGGAGGGCCACTAACAATCATTGCACGGATATCGCCTGCTGTGGCCGCTTTTGTCATCTCTGTAAGAATGTTAAAACGCTCTGCAATCTCTGCCATGCGTTCTTCATCTGAAATCTCAACTTCAGGTTCTGCTGAGCCTGATACCACTGCACCTGTGTAATCTTCAGCAGTTACAAATTCGTAGTCTTTCATGTTGTCGACTTTGACACGCACTTCATCTGGGAAACCAGGAAACATGCCGCCGTTCTTGACAGTAACATACCCACCTTTGGCTGTGAGCTTGAACTGCTCAACTAGTTGAAATACTTTACCGCTAACATCTGAGTTACGATAAGCACCTGCTTTGATACGAACAAAAGATTGTGACATTTAAAGGCTCCTTTTTTATGTCTGTTTAATTAACTACTGAAACACTAGTATAACCGAAAACGTATTTTCGGTCAACCATTTTATGCAAATTCGTAAAATTTAACTGATGGGTCCAACTTTTGTAGTTGTTTTGCAACAGTTGTAAGTTCTTTGTATCGAGCTTGTACTTGTGAGCGGCTTAATTCACCATCACATGTAAGATTCTCAGGGCTAAGTGCTGAGTCAATTTTATCAGCTAACTTTTGACGATCTTCAGCTTTGCTTAGGTCATACTGTGGACCTTTGAAAATTGCGTTCCAATCGTTTGCTTGTTTTACGTATTTGTTTAGTGCTTGCATTTCTTGCTCCTTTTGTTTAACTATGAATATAGTATAACAAAACGGGTGTTTTTGGTCAACCGTTTTGCTGTTGTATTTTTGCAACAATTAGGCATAACGCTTTTGATACTTGCTACCTACGCTAGCAAGCCCTTCGCCCACCAACAGCATGTTCCAGCCAATTGCAACAACTTCGTTTTTGTCGCGGGCTTTGGCAATGTTGTTGTACAAGGCTTGTACTTTTTCGGGTTTGATTGGATATTTGCTAGTGCTAGCTTTTTCTACAATAGCACGGAGTAACACTTTGGCACGTTCCGTATCTGCCGCAGTTTCAAGAGCTTTGAGATCATTGGCACTAAAATTTTGTGTTGCTTTTGACATGATGTTACTCCTTTGTGTTTTGCAATAACTAGAGTATAACATCATTTTGCAAAACTTTAGCGATTTAGGCAAAATATTTCAAATATTTTTAACCTGTGGGTTTTTTGCAACAAATTGGTGCGGACTCTCTCGCTGGTCCGCCTGCGGTACTGCGTTAACTGTTTACGGTATTGTGGGGACTAAGTTCTTCCAAATCTTCCTTGGTCATTGTGACCTTGACCAGCGCCAAGTCTTCATCAGTCATGTCTTCCCATTCGTCATCCGAATCCCACACTTCAGGACGAAGATCGTCAATGTCGTATGATGGGTCTTCATAGGTGTATGCAAAGCGGCTCATGTTTTACTCCAGGTTAAATTAAAATACAACTTCAGTTTAATAGAAAAAAAGTTACCGGTCAACCTCTGTGCTGTGGTCTTTTGCCAATTCTGCCAATAACAGAAAGTGTTCGTATGCTTGACGCACACTTTCATTCTTCAACAACTTATCTGCTTCGACTCTCATGGCCTCTACTGCTTTTTCACACGCTTCGCGAGCACTGGGCCATTTTAGGTAACGTGCTTCTGGTCCAAACACCTTGACCAAGTGTTCCCATGCATCTTTCTGTTCTTGTGTAATTGGTGCTGACTTTGGACGCATATCGCTGGCCTGCATTATCACTCGACTGATAGCATCTTCGGCCACACGCCCGGCCGCAATCATTACCGCATAGGCCGGATCAATGTTGTAGCGTCTACTGCTTCCGCCAGGATAGACTTGTACCAGGTGTGTGCCCTTGTGAAAGGCATCCATTAGGTCTGAGTCATACTCTGCCACCGGCACATACCTACGACCCTTCTTTATGTAGTATAACTTTTTGGTCATTTAATTTCCTACACTCTTCTCTCATTGCGGTTGTAAAATTAGGACTGATCTCGGCGATGCTACAGTTTATTGCTACTCGATCAGCTGGCATCATTGTGTTAATACCATAGAGTAATCCAAACATGCATGAGGCTAGAACAATAAGTGCAGGCCACATTAGAAGATGTTCTTTTAATGTTGTCATACCAGCTCTTCTAGGATACCTAACGCTTCTGCTACAATGATACCCACCCCACACCACTCTGTAAGGCCTACTACTAGGCATACTCCTGCTACAATGCGGATAAAACTTTTTGCAAGGCTAACGTAGAAATGTCCGCGACCAGGATCTTTTGGTTGGATGTTCATTGCATTTCCTCTGGGATTGGTAAGTTGTCGTAATAGGTTTCGCCTACATCCTTGGCGTACTGCAAGAGTGTGGCTTCATCAGTCTTTTTGTACATAACTTCGTCCCATGCTTGGTAGGGTATTACATTGCGCTTTTTAGCTTCTTTAAGATATTTTGATTCGAAGTCTGGGTTCCACCAACCAAAGGCCTGATCATATCCAGGAACATTCAGATGGAACTCGTATACAGTTTGATTTTTAGTGTCAAATATAACGGAAGCATATTCTTCACCGTCTGTATCAGCAAAGTCCATATAACGAGCGTGTTCGCCATAGCATTGCCATTGGTATTCGCAACCGTCCGAAATGCGAAAACCGCATGACTCAATAACCTGTTTAAGTTCCATGAAATACTCCAATAAGTGCTTAGGTCTTTATGTTAGCACTTATTGGATATTATTGTCAAGGCTTAATTAGTTCTAAAATTGCCGTTTTGTTGTCGTATGTGTCTTG